GCTGCTGAGCACGCTTAGGTCCAACACCAGGCACACCAGGGACATTATCGCCACTATCGCCCATAAGACACTTAACAGAAATATATTGTTCTGGTTCAAATGCGTAGTGATCATTCCAGCTATCCCACGTAACTTCTTTTCTAGTAACATAACTAAATCTCCCTACACCAGGCTTAATTAATAAGTCCCAATCTTTATCGCTGCTCATCAACCAAATCTCATCGACCCCCAGCTTACGTTTTTTGCCAACTATGTAGGCAGCAATATCATCTGCCTCAACGCCTTGAAATCGCAACACTGGATAATGTTCACTAAGCAGTTCTAGTGTACTAGTAAAATCTTCAAAGAATAGTTCAAACTCAAGCTGCTCAGCTTCAGTTTGTTGTTCGTACTTATCTTTACGATTTTGTTTGTATAGTGGATAAATAGCTTTACGATAGCTGCTAGACCCTTGATCTGCTGCTATGATAACCCACTTGGCTTTATAACTCTTTTTTAGGCTTTCAACAGTGCGTAAGTAGTCCTCTGCAAAATCTCTAGCTCCGCTATGTTTATAGCGAAAAGCAAGATTAAGTGCATCGACTACCATCAGTGTCTTTTCGGTTGTTTCAAATTCTGTAAAAGGTTTCATATCATTTTTTAGAGTGTAATCTATTATTATATCACTGTTGATAAGCCGTGTCAAGATACAAATTTAAGTGTGCTTATGTTAAGCCAATCTTCTAGGAGGAAAATATAAAACTCATAATCGTCGGCATTATACATTAGCCAGCGTTTTTCTAGTAATGCATCATCGTCAAATACCACAGTAGCCACAAATAATTTACTGCGATCATGCTTGAATATAAGTAGTGGTAATTTATCTACTTGTAGGGCTTGACGCTGAGTTTGTTTCCACCACTCGATCAGTTGTGGAGTTTTATGTGTTAATAATCCACTATTAATATGGTCATCTGCATAACCTTTTACTTCCACACAAAACCTGTTAGTTTGCCCAGGTACGTATAGGTCGCCTTTAAGCTGATGTTTAGGGTCAAGAGCACCTGACCCAGGTACTCTTTCCCAATTTAAACCAGTGTGCTTACGCAACATGTCACGTGCGATAGTTTCTGTACGCGCACCTTTTTGACGACTATCTACCACTGGTAGCCTCACGCACATGTTTTGCCAGTCTGTTCCAATCAATACTACCGTCTGGGTTAGTATACAGTGTTTGACTAGCTTGATCTGCTTGTTCAATCTTTTGCTGCGCTTTGTCAACTTTTTTACGCTTACGCTCTAGCAATTTTTCAAATCTTTTAGCTCGCATTATGCTATCCTTCAATACGAGATACGTTATTACGTTTGATAACATTTATTTTTTCCAGCAGGGGATGGCTAAAACCGTGGCTGACTAGGAATGTGTTTAAATGTTCCTCGCCTAGTAACACTTCTACTAGCTTTTCTTTACCATCTACATCTAGTGCTTCTACAGTTTCATCTAAGATAAGTAGGTTAATTCGGCTGCTGCTTAGGGTTTGCATTAATTTTCTAATAGCAAGCAGTGTTGCTACATTTACCCTGGCTTTTTCACCACCACTAAGTGCATTAATGTCAATATCACGACCGTTATCTGTAATGATAACATTAAGTTTATCACTACTGTTTACCTTAAAGCCAATCTGAAATCTACCATCACTTAAGTCCACAAGATACTTATTAGTAATATCTTCTAGATCTTTTACTAAACATTCTATTTTATAGGCTACTAGTCCAGTTGTTGAAAACGTTTTTGTAAGTACTTGCAGTATACTCATTCGCTCATTCATAAGATTAAGCTGAAAGCTATGCTCTTCTAGCTCTGCAGCCATCTCCTGCAACTGTTGTTTAATAGTTTCTACACGACTATTATGTTGCTGAACTTTTAAGTTATTTTCTTCTGCTAATTTAATACGTTGCTGCGTTTCTTCCAAAGTTTTTGCTAGATGATTATATTTGCTTTGTAGCTCATCTTTTACTAGTGTTTTCTGTGGCAGTGAATTATCTATTAATATATGAAGCTTTTCCCACTCCATTTGCTGCTTAACATTTTGCTGATAAAGTTTATCTTGCTGTTCTAGCTCATTACTTGCAATTAGTGCCGTTGCAGCACTTGCTCTAGCTGATTCAACTTCCTCACTTTTATCACTGATCAATTCTGCTACTTTTACACTATCTATTTGACTAAAACAAGTAGGACATATGCCTTGTAAGCTGTTAAGTTTTTTAACAAATGCTTCGCCATCACGCACAGTTTTCATGTGCTCAGCTTGTTCTTGCTGCAGTCGTTTAATGTGCTGTTGATCTATTTTAGCTGGGCCTGGTATCTTTAGCTCTATGCTATTAAGTTGCTGCTTGTAAGTATTGTTTTGTATAATCTTACGATTAGTCTTGTCTAGATTAGCAATCTCTAATTCTAGTTCGGCTACTTGTTTGGGCAGCTCGCTATCTAGGGTTTCTACTATGTGAAAGCTTTTTACGGTTAGATCAGTTCTTTCGTACTTGTCCAGCCAATTATTAATAGTAGTAATTTTAGCTTGACACTCGGCAATTTCTTTGCCAAGCCCTAAGGTAACTTCCTTAAAAACTTCACTTGCGCGAGTATACTTTGTTAAGTTTAAGATTTCTATAAGAAACTTTTTACGTGCTGTATCTGCACTAGTTAAAAACTCTAGACTACTAGCATTACTTTGGTAAACAATTTGTGCGAAACTTTTGTGATCTATACCTATAATATCTTCAATAATTTTATAGGTTTGTGTAGCTGTATGACCACTAATATCATTGCCATTTTTTAATAACTTAACAGTTTGCTGTGTGCCACGATTGCAGCGTATAGTATACTCATTGCCATCACGTTCTAAGTCTAGTTCAATAGTATAGTTTTTATCTTTGATATATCTGTTTAATATATCTGATTTTTTAATACCTTTACTATTTTTATTAAATAATACTTCTTCTAGGATAAGTGCTATGCTACTTTTTCCGTGACCATTTTTACCAACTAGTTGTGTTAGTGGGGCTTTTACAAAGTTGATAACATTACCAGCCCCATAACTAAAACAATTACTCCAACGTAGTTCTTTGATTGTTATCATTTTTCCAAAACTTCTTTTTATTTAAAAAGCCCAATTGCTCTACTAACAAGATTGCGTTCTTGGCTTGTTCATAGTAGTCAAACCAACGTTCTTGATCACCACACTCGCGTTCAGCCATTATTCTAGCTACATAGATCATATTTGGGTGATACTCATTCATTTTCTATTTTATCCAGATGATTTTGCACCTCAACCGCAGCACGCTCTACAACCTCCTCAGGCAGGGCTAGTATATAACGTAAGTATTCGCGTACTTCTTCTAGGAGTGTCATCTCACTATCTAGCATAAGCTGTACATCGCTTGTGCGCTTGATTACCTTGCGGTCAATTAACTCACTGTCCTCCAACTCACCTAACTCTTGCAGGTCGCCCTCAACTTGATAAATTGTGTGATGATAGTCGGTTGGCGGTTTAGGGTCACTAGCACCAACAGTTTTACGTATAAGTTGTGGTAATTCTAGCTTAATCCAACTATGTTTTAGTGTATCTGTATCTAGTAAGATTACACCTGTGTCAACAGGTTGACGATGAAAGCTAGTAGTAACAGGGCTGCCGGGATAGAGAATATTGAGCTGACAATTTTCATAGCTATGTAGGTCTCCGGCTAAGACAACGTCCCAGCCACTAAAAATTTTTAAATCTACTTCAGGCGTTACATGTGGAGGTATTGCACCACGAACGTGTGTGCATAATATTTGACCACCTTCAGGCCAAGGATTGTTCTGTTCAAAGTCCTTGAGCTTGTTGTATGGAACAAACTCTATGCCATAGTCGCTATAGTAGTCATCTACTACTATAACTTTGCGATTCATTAAATTAGTAGCTCGTGCTAAATTTGTTAAAAACGTTGTGGACTTTTTAACAGCTTCATGATTACCGCTGTATATGATTGTGTTAATATTACAGTGACTAATCATATCAAAGTAAATCTCTAACTCATCCATACTAGGTAATTTATCAAACACATCTCCGCCTATTACAAATAAGTCAGCTTTAGTTTGTTGCTCAGCCAGTTGTTGCCACAACAATTTATATCTATTTCTAGCCCAATCTACAGGTACATTCTTTTGCCCTAATTTTATATGAATATCGGCTGTAAATAATACTTGCATTGTTTTTCCAAATAGAATGGCCCAGTAACCGAAATTACTGGGCCCTGTTATTAACCTAACTCTTTGATGGCTTCAGCTTGACTTTCGTCTAAATCATCTTCTTCAGCACTAGCTGTGGTGATTTTTTCTAAGAGAGCTTTAACTTCATCTGCTGTAGGTCTTGGAAACTTGTCGTCAATGTTTTGTGCACTATCCGCAGCTGCTCGTTCTGCCTCTGTAAGGGCACGAGGCTTGCAACGTAATACTTGTAGTGTGTATTCGACATTAAATGCAAGTGGGCCAGTTTTTTGACGCTTAAATACTACATCCCAGCCTGTATCATAGTCGGTAGGATCACCTAAATCTTCTGCTGCTGTAAGAATTTGTTCAAACAATTTCTTCTTTAGATTAAGTGCTTTGACCTTACCATCCTTAGGGTCGATACAGTTAATAGAGTAGCTCCAGCTGCATTTTAGATCAGGATAGTAATCAGGTACATGATCCTTTTCTAGATTGTCGAACTTTTCTTTTTCACGGCTAAAGGCCAAGCACTCAATAGGAATGTCTTTATTGTTAGTGCCTTTAGTCCAGTAAATATAACGTGGCAAAACTCCGCCAACTAATCTAACAGTGTTTTCACCGTCTTTGTATTCGTAAGTTTCTACTTTATTTGTAGCTGCTTTACCTTTAGTTTGTTTAAAGCTAAGTGCCATTTATTCCTCGTATTTGAAATATAATTTGTTGTTTGTAATTGTTAATAGCGGATTGTATTTTATTGCGTCGATTTTTAGGTCTGGATAGTAAGTTAAGTCTAAATAGGTGTAACCTAAATCTCTGTACTGCTGATAGCTTCTACGTGCCGCTAGCTGTATATACTGTGATTTAAATAGTATATCTGTGTTACGATCAAAGAAAAGTTGGCCAGGACTAGTTAGAAAACTACTTCCGCCGCCAAATCCAAGTTTAAACCCTTTGTAGTAATCTTCTAGTAATTCAACTAATTTTATTGCGTCGCCTTTAGCGGCATGCTCTAATTTACTAAGGTTGAAGCGGAAACTTTTTCTTTGATTCATCATATATTATAACACAATGTGGTTGGCCAGGCAAGTTAAAATTTCTATACCGATACTATTTCCCAGCCCTTCTTCATGTATAGTCCTAGCCTATCATTATTTTGCTTTTTATCAGCCCAACCACTAAACTGAATATCTACTACAATAGGATCTAGTTTACCTGGATGTGGTCGCATTATTCTACCCACAATTTGTTCTAGTAAGCTATCATTACTCATTGGTACTGCTAGGATAACACAGCTAAGGATGTTGATTGAGATTCCTTCACTGAAGATTTGGCGGCTACCAGCAATGCACATTTTTTGCTTGGTGAGGATTTGGTCTTTTGCATATTGCCGTTCCTCAAAGCTGGTGTCGCCAGTAACCAACAAACACGTTTCTCCAACATACTCTTTTACCTTTTCTAAGAATTCTACACGATCGGCTACTACTAGTACACTATGTCCGCGTTCAATATGATAACTGGCTAGTGCACTAATATATTTTCTGTAATATTCGCTTTGGGTTAGTTCATTGATTTTTTCTACCCAAGGCACATTGTGTTTTAGTGTAATATTACTTTTTACTAAGTGTACTACTGGATTTATAGTATTAGCTTGTTCTGGTTTAAATACTGTTGTACCAAAATAATCCTGAAAAATTACATGTTTACCATCTTTACGCTGCATAGTACCACTTAGTGCTAATCTATATCTAGCGTGAAAAGTATCTATAGTTTGACTAAATGTTGTGGCAGGACAGTGATGTGCTTCATCTAAGATGATAGTACCAAACTCTTTATTTATTTTATCTAAGTTTTTTACTATACTTTGTACATTGCCAACTACAATAAAATGGTCTTCTATGTCAAATGTTCCGCTGCCTATTAAACCTGGTGTTAAGCCAAACAGTGCCTCAATTTCTTCACGCCATTGATCACGTAGTGCTGTAGTATGGGTTACTACAAGTGTTTTTTGTCCCCACTTGCGAGCAATATGTAGAGCAGTGAATGTTTTACCCCAGCCTACTAGTGCGTTAATAAAGCAAGTATCTGTAACTTGATCGTATATCTCTAACTGATCCGGTCTAAGATTATATTTTGCTGTAGGAAATGGTACAGGATTGGTTACTCGTTTATCTACTATAGTATAACCTTCAGGTATTAGATCTGTGCGACCTTGTGGCACACTAAGTATACCACCAGTAAAACTTTTATAGTTTTTAATAGTTTCTACACTAATAAATTTCTTTGATCCAGTATTCTTTTGAATCTTATAAGTTAGTGAATTCATTATAAACTTACTAGCAGCGCTACCTGGATTATCCATGTAGATTCTATTACTAATAATAGCTTTCACACTAGTCTCCAGGTTGGTTTAATTGGTTCACTATAATATCCATACAATAAATTGCTGCCACTATAAGTTAGTATACCGGCATAAGGTTCAGTTTCTTTTGGTACTTGTAGACTTTTAAAGCGTTCAGCTAGACCTGTAATTTCTAACACACACCCTATACCCTGCGCAGGTAAAACTTGTTTAATCCTATATGTAGCCAGCTTGGCGCGCGTAGATTTTTTGTGCTGAAATAGCTGTCCACTGCTGTCAATAAACCAAGTAGTAGACTTGGCTAATTTTATAACATCTTGTAAAAAGTATATTGCTGTACCAATAGGAAATAATTCCTTGCCTATTTGTAATCTACGCAATCCAAGTGTAGGCTTATCAATATTTTTATCATCTACTACGCGATACCTATGTGTAAAGGTTACTGTATCAGCATCTATATATTGTTTACTATAAAACGTCAAGCCGCCTAGCTGCTGCGGCTCACGTTCGCCTAGTCTAAATACGGGCCAGACTATCTCCGTCAGCTTTATAGGTTTCCTCAAAGTGTCCAAAGCTATAATCATCTCCAATATCTTGATCTACGCCAATAGGAAAGCCGGCAATATTGCAGCCCCAATTGTATTGTGTGTTTTTACGTAATATTTCGCAATATTCCTCTACGTGCTCGGTCTTAACAATTGCCACGATTGAGTCATGGACAAGCATGAAGATTCTTGCGTCAAGCTCACACTCTCTAATTTCTCTAGCAGTTCCAATAGCTCCGAGTAAGTTAACGTCACTTGCCAGCGATTGGATTTCTGAATTAATACCACTTCGTACTTCGTGGGCTGCGATTCCTTTGTCACTGCTGAATACATTAGGAAGCCGTCTTTTTCGGCCAAAAAACGAGTAAGTATATCCATTTTGTTGAATAAAGTCCTTGCGCGTGTCTAACCACTGTTTTAGTTTCTTAAAAGTTGTAAAATACTGCTTAATATCATCACGAGCACGATCTACTGGATAATGCTGACCTGTTGCTTTAGTAACTGTTACACTGACTTTATCTGCCCCACTACCATACAAGATACCAAAGCTAATAGCTTTAGCACTTTGACGCATATCTGGATAAAGTTTCTTTACCTGATCAACTTCACAGGGCAAGTCAAACACCATTTTAGCAATACTGCTGTGAAAATCACCGCCATCTGTAAACACTTTCTGCAGGTTTTTATCTCCCGACAATACAGCAGCATAATACATTTCAGCAGTTCTTAAGTCTTGCGAAACGATTTTATAGCCCTCTGGAGCTTTGATACAACCTTTGATAATAGGATCATCACGCGGTATTTGTTGCGCGTTAAACTTTCCACTACTACTAAGACGACCACTAGTGGTAAAGATAAGATTAAAATTAGTACGAATCCTATCATCCCTATCAAGCTCAGGAAGTATTTTGTGTATATATGTGTTTTGGATTTTGGATAGCTTACGTACTTGTAGGATCGCTTTAGGAAGCTCATGTTCTTCACTCAATTGTTCTAGGACTTCTGCATCTGTACTAATAGCGCCTGTACTGGTTTTCTTGCCTGTAGGTGTTAAACCAACATAGTCAAATAGTATACTACGCAGTTGCATAACACTATTTGGGTTAAATATCTTGCAGTTAGCTATCTCAAACTTCTTTACTTCGTCAAAAGTATAAATATGCTGTTTAGCTTCTTCAATTTTAGTAGATAGGTATTTGTCTGCAAGTTGCATACGCTCACGACTAATAGGTATTCCTACTTCTTCCATGTCCATTAAGAATAATGTACCTGGGATTAGTATTTCTGTGTATACTTTGCGTAAGTTGTCGTTCTTTTGAACAATAGGCCAAAACTTGTTAAACAGTTCTAGCGTAACGGCTGTGTCTATACTAGCATATTCACTGATAATATCAAACGGAATTAAATCGTAGGTAAAGTTCTCGTTGAGCATACCGTGTTGACGGCAATATTCTTTTTTAAATTCATCCAGTTTAGCATCATAGTCGCCATAATCTGTGTACTTTAGCGCTAGTTCTTTTAGGCCATGACTATCAGTTTCGTCTAGGACATAATGCATAACCATTGTGTCATGTACCCGTGTACGGTCAAAATCTAAGTCTAGGTGATATTTAAGCATTTTATAGTCAAATTTCATATTATGAAAGACTATAGTAAAACGGCTGCAAATTTCTTTTAGAAGTTCAAAGGTACTCTCACCAATACAATCACAACTAATATATCTGCCGTGATTTGGCTTGTAGCTTATGCTTATTCCTAGCACATAACCGTCGCGTGGATATAAACCTGTAGTTTCTGTGTCTATAGCAACTACACCTTGTGCATTTTCTAAGACTTCTTGAAAAAAGGCATAAGCATCTTCTTCGCGGTCAATACCGCAAAAATCACCTTGCTTAACACCCTTAACTTCACCATTAATATGTTTATGTATTTTGTCTAGGGCACGCTCAAAATCAGGTTTTCCTTCTGGCTTAAATGCCAGCATTGCTGGATTGCTAATAGGTATAAACTTTTCGTTTACCAATTGACCAGCATAGTTAGTAACGCTAGTAATTTTGGCATATTCTTTGGCCGCTTCTGCGCCTACCAAGATCACTAAGTCATAGAGATCAGTATCTATATCAAGATCAACGTCTTTTTTCAGCAATTTAGTAATTGGTTTTGAGCTCATGTGAAAATGCTCAAAATCAAACTGGAAATAATCTTTATATCTGGTTCTGTTAGGGGCTTTATCAATTACGGCAATTTTCATTGAATATACTCTTTTATGCTTGTTACGTCTAGTTGATCTAATTCACCAGGATCAACACCGTCTGGCAACTTTACAATTTCTACTATAAAATCATCTTCTTCTAGTGTTGGCTTAAGCTGTTTTGCTGCTTTTTCGCCTGCCTCATCGCCGTCAAATAAGATGTATATATTTGTAACACCTTGTGCCTTAAATGGTAACAATTTTTGTTTTGCAGTATTTTGCAGTGTATTTGTACCAAAACAGCAGACCGCATTTTTAATTCCTTTATCATAAAGATTAAGCATATCAAACACGCCTTCTACTAGAACTATACTGCGACTAGGTGTTTCTAAATAACTGGGAAATAGTGGCAGTTGGACACCACTAGGGTAATTTATATATCTGGGATTTACGTTACTAAGTGTATGTCTACCAACAAATACCTTAATCTTATTAGTAACATCTTGTATAGGAAATACAATACGATCTTGTAGTTTTTCTACTTGATTTGTATAAAAAGCGTTAAAGTGTTTTAGTGTACTAGCACTAATACCACGAAATGGTTTTGTCCAGGGTGTATGCCCTAGTGGAATTGCTATTTCTTGGCTTGCACTAATTTCTTGTAATTTCTTCTTGAGATTAGCAATCCTAAGTGGCACAGGATTAGTAAAGACCCCAAAATATTTAAAGATGTTAGTTTTAAACCCACAACTAAAACAATGGGCAGCGCCACTAACACGATCGATTCTAAAACTAGGATTATTATCTTCATGTTCTGGATTCAAGCATTTAATTAGGTAGTCTCGCCCGCTTACAGTATAAGCTAGGCCATTCTTTTGTAGTAGCTCTAGGATTGGATCACTCATTTATGCGTCCCAGGGTAGATCTGCGGCTGCGTCGTCTTGTTTTAAGTTTTTCTTTCCGGCTTTTTTAATTGTTTCTTTTTCTTGAGGTTTATCAATACTTTGTGGACTAATTCTAAGGGTTTCCCAGTCTATTGGGCTGGTAAATTTCATCTCTTTGCCGCCACGAATTTTAGTAGTTTCAAAACTAATAGCGTTGCTGCTTTTGTCATGTGCTTCCATTACTAGTGCAATATCTGCGGCATCTAATATACCTTTGGCAAAACGTGCTTCACCAGTTGCATCAATCTGATAAGGGCTTACTAGTACAACTTCATACTTTCTGGCTAAGTTCTTTAGCTTTTTACTAACCTCAATTTGAGGTTTCCAGTCATACATGTCAGCACCCTCAATTACAATTTGATTTAAGTAGTCTACTACTACAACCTGTAACTTATCACCAAATTTAGCTTTAGCTTTACCAATATGTAGGTCGATACTGCTAATAGTTAGGTCTCTATCGTCAACAATAATCATTTGATTGTCTGGTTTTAATTGATGATTACGTACTAGTTGTTCTTCAAATTTAAATCGGTTACGGTGACGTAAAAAGTCTAGTACAGTTTGATCTGATTCTTGGAACATGCCTGCTCTAGCTTTTACCACTTTTAGTACTTCATCGTCAGTTAATTTATTTTGTTTTAATCGCTGTAAGTCCACATTTGCTAATATGCTAAGGTTACGTTCCATAACCTCGTAAGCGGTCATCTCAATTGAGAAATATATAGAACTATTCCCATTCTCATACTGATTAATAAAAATATTACTACTAGTAATACTTTTGCCGCTGCCTCGTTTACCGCCGATGAGTATGAGTTCTTGTCTAGCCACACCGCCAAGTACAGCATCAAAAGTATTATTAAGTCCCAAGTAAACACGCTCTTTCTCCAAATCATCGGGATGCCTAAATAACATCATATCAGCCATAGTAAATACTTTTTCACTGGTATGTGTCTTTTCTTCTATAGTCATAGCTATAGTTGACAAGTTTTCTTTTATTTCATTAGTGTCGTATAGTGGCAGTTTATCTACAAATTTATCTAATAATTTTACAGTTTCGTTTTGTGTGTATTGATCTATTAAGGCATCTAATGCTATTTCTGCTGAAACGTCAGGAACCTCAGTTAAGCGGAGAGTCGCTAACGTCTTAGACGCTGGCCCCTCCCTTAGTGTTAATGCTAGATCATCAAAACTAGGTACCTGATGGTACTTTTCGTAATGTTTATTGATTGCACTGTAAAGAGAGGAATACGCAGGGTCTAAAAATACTAGTTTGAGCCGTGCCCATAATTCTAGGTTTTGCTCTGCTAGTAGTTTATTTAAGACTACTGCACTTGTATCCAAGTTTAACCTACTTTCGATTCATTGTCTATAATTACTTGATCTATAATTTCCGTTACTTTATATAGTACTTCTTCTCGTAGTCGTTTAATATCTTGTTGATAGCTTGCATCTCGTTCAAATAAGAGACTAAGCTGTTCATGTGTTACTAGTTGCTGTAGGCCAAAGTAAATATGGTCATAGGCCATTGTTGACTCAGGCATTACCTCAACTTGTGCTGTACGTCCATAGTTATCAGTAGCTAATTTTACTACTTCTTCTACTGTAAAACTTTGATTGTCATGATAGGTAATTGTAACTTTCATACTGAGCCTAAAAGTAAAAAGGCTGGGAGCTTTTTACGTCTCCCAGCCTGGGTTTTGTTGCTTGTTTAAGCAGCTTTGGCTTCTGCCTTAGCACGCTTAGCAGCACCATCATAGTCTGCAACTTTAATACCACGACGGGTTAAAAGTGTCTTAAGACCACGCTCTGTTTTATCAACAGCAGCTGCAATTTCTGCAACAGTCATTTGATGAATCTTGCTACCTAGTTGGGTAACTGGATCAACATTCTCTTTTGCATAGCTGTTCTTTTGTGCAGGAATCTTAGCAATTTGACCCTTGCGAGTAAGGCTAAGAGCTTTACCACGAACACTTGCTACAGTCTTATTAAGTGCTGCGGCAATATCCTCAATAAAGGCACCTTTTTCAGCCATTGCAATAAACTTGGCTTCTTCGGCATCAGTATATGTACGGGCAACCTCAACTTTTTCAGCAGGCTTTACACTACCAGTAAGCTCAAGTGCTAAAAGCTTACCTTGAATCTGCTTGGCAGTAAACTTGCCATCCATGAATTCTTCGGCGATTTGTTTGTAGGTAAGTTCGCCAGTGTTGCTAATAACAAACTCAGCAAGCTCAGCTCCCTCATCTTCAGTAAAGGCACTAGTTTTTTCTTTGGCCATACTAGCAACTTCTACCTCAAGTTGACGTAGTTTGCTAGCAACGCTACGAGCAGTAAAATCTGCGCCAAGTGATTCAGCAGCATGTTCAACAGTAGCGGCACTAACAGGACGCTGGCTACCAACAAGTTTCATAAGTTGGTCAACAGTAGCGTCAGACCATTTTTTGGCTTTTTCAGTCATTTATATGTTCTCTTAAAAAAGTATTTAAGTTTGTGATGATTTTTATGCCGAGTTGTTCGGCTTTTTTACGTTTTGTACTACTTTTATCTTCTTCGTCAACCAAATAATCCGTAGTTTTAGTTACAGTTTCGCTGATACGAAATCCGTGATCTGTTAGTTGCTTGTAGGCTTCGGCTTTAGTTTTATAAGAAGATAGTTTGCCTGTAATACATACTGTTTTACCACTAGTATTTACAACAGGCGTTTCACTGCGAAATGAAAAAGGTAAAAACTCTCGCATTTCTTGGAAATCTAGTTCAAGCCAGTTAAGTAGGTTTTCTGTTACTTTGTCACCTAGTCCGGCTTGTTTGCAGGTTTCTAAGCTAATTTCATCAATATGATTTACTATGCTAGCGATCTTACCACTAGCTGTTGAACCAACTAGTGGAATACTAAAACTGGCAAGTACTTGATTTAGTGGGGCACTGCGACTCTTGTCAATTTCACTGATAAGTTTTTCAGCAGTTTTAATACTGCCTAGTTGACTAGCAACTTCATCAAGCTCTAGATAATAGAGTTCAGTAATATCAGCTAAACCTAACTTTTCAATAGTTTTTGCACCCATACCCTTGATACCCATACTTTTGCAAAAGTGTTCTACACGCTTGCTAAGTTGAGCATCACATGCTTGGTTGCGACAAAACAATTGATCGTTGACCAATTCAAGTTTGTAGTTACAACATGGACAATGTGTGGGTATTTCAATCTTCATATTCATTTTTTAACTTAAGATATTATTATACAGTATTGACTAAGTTGTTACAAGCTAAAATTTTTGTTGCCTGG